ACAAATTCATCAACTCTTAACGAGTGTGTGAATTTATTCTTCACCATTGGAGCAATGAGAGGACAAGACAAACAAAGATTGTTGAGTAATTTCTCAAAGGCATTTAATGAAAACCCATTGACTGCGATGCGTATTCTATTTTGGTCAAGAGATGTTCGTGGAGGTGCTGGTGAAAGACAAATATTCCGTGATATAATCCAATTCTTAGCAGAAACGGATTCAGAAGTATTGGCAAAGAACATTAAGTTCATCCCAGAATTCGGTCGTTGGGACGATTTAACCGTCCTATTCAACACAAAAGTGAATAACGATGCGATGGCGACAATAATCCAGGGATTAGAATCCCGTAATGGATTGTGTGCAAAGTGGATGCCAAGAAAAGGGGTTATTTTTAACTCCATCAGAAAGGCTATGGGTCTGACACCAAAATCTTTACGTAAAATGTTGGTTGAACTTTCCAACACCGTAGAACAAAAGATGTGTGCAAATGAGTGGTCAAATATTGAATACTCTAAAGTACCATCTTTGGCTATGGGAAGATATTCAAAAGCGTTTCCAAAACACGATAGTCTTGGGTTTGGTCAATATATTCTCGCCCTTAAAAATGGTGAGACAAAGGTAAATGCAAGTGCAGTTTATCCTTATGATGTTGTCAAAACCTTGAACTTAGGTAATAGAGAATTAGCTATTGAACAATGGAAAGCTCTTCCAAATTTTATGGAAGGATGTACCGAAAGAATACTACCTGTTGTGGATGTTTCAGGATCTATGGGTTGTAGTGTTGGTGGAAACGCCAATGTTACTTGTATGGATGTTGCAATATCATTGGGATTGTATATTTCTGAGAGAAATGAGGGTGAATTCAAAGATAGTTTTATTACTTTCTCTGAAAAACCTCAACTTCAAAAACTAAGTGGTGATTTATATAATAGATATACACAACTTAGTAGTTCTGATTGGGGTATGAGTACAAACCTCGAAAGTGTGTTTAAACTCATCCTTCGTCAGGCAAAGAAACATAATGTCTCTCAGGATAAAATGCCAACAAAAATCCTTATCTTGTCTGATATGGAATTTAATCGGGCGACAAACCTACCTTTAACTGCAATGCAGATGATTCGTAGGGAGTATGAATCTCACGGATATACTTTACCTAGTATCGTTTATTGGAATATTCAATCAAGAAATAAGAACTTCCCAGTTCGTTTCGATGAAAAGGGAACAGCATTGATTTCTGGTTTGAGTCCTGCAATAATGAAATCAGTTTTGGTAGGAAATATTGATTCTCCGGAACATATTATGAATATCACAATTGATTCAGATAGATACAAGATGATAGTAGTCTAACAATATGGAAAAATTGGTTTATAAGGAATGATTCCTGCAAACCTAACTACAATTACAATTCAATAACAAGGATAGAGTCGGTCAAACTCACTTCTCTCACAAGGAGATAAATTTTTAACCAAACCCCATTCTGAAACCAATTTTTCCTATTTTTTTCTTGACTTAATGAAACTTTTTATCTAATTTTACGTTATATATTGTACAAGGGATATTTACAGCAACTCCAAATCAAATTATGGAATTTTGAAAAAACTATCCTGACAATTTAATGGTTATAAAGAATGAGTTCAGCAAGCTAAACAAAATTGCAACTTTGGAAAAAAAATCATTCTGAACCAAACTTTTAAATAAATTACAAATACTTATAAACAAATACAAATAATGAAACGCTCGAATAAACATAATGTAATATCAATTCAACCGCAATTTAGCAATTGTTGGATTGGTACTATCTATGGTTCGGGTATAGTAAGTTAATTTTACATTTTATTATTTTTCATAATAAAAACCCTGAACCGAAAAAGTTCAGGGTTTTTTTTGTTCATTGACATCGTTGGTAAAAATATAATCCCCCTTGGTATAAAGGTTTATTACATCAGATTTTGATTCTGAAAATGGTGGTTCAATTCCATCAGGGGGAACAATCTAAAGTGGTAGAATTTGACCACTTTAAAAAAAAACTTACAAAGGTGTTTGGAAATTAAAAAACAAATTGTATCTTTGTTGAAGAGTAAGGAAAGGTCGTAGGTAGCATTGTCCACAACTAGCCTTAAACGTGGTGGATACTTACTCTAAATTTTTAAACAATAAAATTTAAATAACTATGAAAAAATTGAACGAACTTAAAGAAATGGGTGTTAAAGTAGTAATACTTAATGGATTCAAAGAAAGTTTGTCTTATGTAATGTCTTTATCCAAAGTAATTTATAATGGTGAGACAATCAAGAGTTATGATGGTTATAGTGAATATCATTGTTTTGAGACTGAATAATTTTTATGGTGATGTTGCCAAGTTGGTCAAGGCGAACGACTGAAAATCGTTTAATATTGGTTCGATTCCAATCATCACCACCAAACTATATGTGGTATGTACCCCAATTGGTAGGGGACATCATTGTGAATGATGAATGTGTGGGTTCGAGTCCCATCATACCAACAAACAATATGGAAAGGGACCGAATGGACGAGGGCACTATCTTGAAAATAGCCGGGCTTAATCGCTTTGGGGGTTCGATTCCCCCTCTTTCCGCCCTTTAAATGTCTCTATGGTGAAAAGGCAATCACACTTGACTGTTAATCAAGTATTCCTGGTTCGAGTCCAGGTGGGGACGCAAACAATGACCCTGTAGCTTAGTTGGTTTAAAGCACAATACTTTTAATATTGGGATCGTGGGTTCAAGTCCCACCAGGGTCACAAATTACTCTCTTAGCTCAATGGATTAGAGTACCTAAATACGGATTAGGTGGTTGAGGGTTCGAGTCCTTCAGAGAGTACAAAAAAAGTTTCAAGGTTTGGAACTAAATGAAAGGTGATGGGGTTTATAGTAATGTAAGATGATTATTAACCACAAAAATTAAAAATTATGAATACAGGTATTATTATTGGGGTATTAATTGTTAGTTTACTTTGGATATTTTTAGGAGGATTTAAAAAGAAATAATATGAAACATAAAGAAACATTTGAAGAAGCTGGTCATAAAGTATTAAATTATCTTCTTCCAAATTGCAAAAAAGAAATGAGTAGTTTGCAGTACACTAATGCCATTAGTTCTTTAAAATATATTACTCAATGGCAGGCAGAAACAATGTATAGTGAAGAAGAAGTGTTAGAATTACTTAGAAAATCTCACTTTGTAGCACAAAATATTGATGAATGGTTCGAAGAATTTAAAAAGAAATGATATAGTCAGGTGGCGAAATGGTAGACGCAAGGACAGTGGGTTACGATAACATCAAAATCTGCTTATAAAAGAGGTTTCCGAAAACATTACAGGTTCGAATCCTGTCTTGACTACAAAAAACATTAGTAAACTTCAGTACCCACACAGCGGTGAGACGGGCTAAGTTAGATACAATTTCTCGTAGCTGGGAGTAGAATGCTGAAGAACTAATGTTAATATAGTTAGGCGACCGATAGGAAAGGTGGTAGAGAAAAGGGATTCCGTTTGTAGACTGTACAAAGGTTGAGGATGAACGAAGTAGGTGCTTATATAGGTTCGAATCCTGTCCTGACTACAAAAAAAGTTTAAAGTTCTTGGAACTAAATGAAAGGAAAGGGGGTTTATAGTAATGTAAGATGATTATTAACCACAAAAATTAAAAATTATGAAACAAGAAACTATTGAAGAAGCTGCTGAGAGATATTCAGAAGTTCCTATGTTTAGGATGGGTTCGCCAAGATTAGATATAAAAAGAGGATTTGAATTAGGTGCTAAATGGCAACAAGAACAAGACAAGAATAAGTATAGTGAGGAAGAAGTGAAAAATTTGATAATGGAGGCCATAAGCTCTTGTACGGATGGTTTAAGCAGCCATTACCAAGATTTTGAAGAATGGTTTGAAGAAAACAAAAAGAAATAATATAGTCAGGTGGCGGAATGGTAGACGCTACACTAAGTAAAAACCGATACTACAAGAGTTGAATGGTTTGAATCCATTAATGATGAGGGTAGATTGATGGAGAACATCATTTAGGAAGAATTCAAGTGTATTTGCAGGTTCGAATCCTGTCCTGACTACTAAAGTAAATGACAATGAAAAATTTTTTAAAACAACTATTCAACAAAAAAACAAAAATTATGCAAGGGAAAAAAGTAAAATTAGTAAAGGGTACATCAGGTAAACCATGTTCGAACAATTGTCATTTTGGTAATGGAAAAGAGTATATTGTAGCAGATCGTTATTTATATGACAAATCGTGGTCTCTTACGGATCCGTGCGGTAGTATAGATGGATGGGCTTATGAGTGGGAAATGGAGGGTTTCTCCGTAGGAATTGAAGATCTTAAAAAAGAACTGTCAGAAGCACAAACAAAACTTGAGACCATCCAATCAAAAATCAATTGGCTTAAAGAAACGGGGTCAAAGGAGTTTTCAGAACAAGAGTTCAAAGTTTATCAAACTCTTAAATTATTAGAAAATGGTAAACTTTCAATGGTTGAAAAAAGTAAACTGATTGCTGAATTGATTAAGATGTAAAAAACGTTAGTCAGGTGGCGGAATGGTAGACGCACATACATCTTGGGGAGACAACCTCTGCAATCAGTTGTATGATTATATGAACGTGATAATATTAAATAGCAATGATTGACAAAAAGAAATATGATTCTCTTGGAGGATTCACTCCTCATTATAAATTGTTAGACTACATAAACGAGTTAATACAAGAAGTAAACGCTCTTAAAAAAAGAATTAAAGAATTAGAAAAATAATTTAGTCAGGTGGCGGAATTGGTAGACGCTATTACTTAATACGATTAGTATTATAAAGAAATATATAACTTACAGGTTCAAATCCTGTCCTGACTACAATGGAGAATAAAATGACGAGGAGTCATCACTGCCTGCTAAGCATGTGGCACTAATTATGGTGTGGGGATCGTGTCCTCTGTTCTCCGCAATTTATTAAGAAATAAAAAATTCAAGAGATGAAAAAAATTGAAAAAACAAAGGTTGAATTTTCTTTCAGTAAAAAGGATATTAAAGATATTTTGATGGAGTGGTTAATCTCCAATGAACATATTGATAAAGATTCCAAAATTTCAATGGAAGAAATAAAAACATATATTGATTTGGGTGGTGGTGACCCACACGATTCATATGGTGAAGAAATTTTTGATGGTATTAAAATAATTCTTAACAAATAAAATCTAATGTTATGTTGATGTTTTATTCAATTTTTTTCCTTATCATTGCCTTGGTATTATTGATAATCTGGGTAACCAAAAGAAGTTCTGATTTATTATTGATTTCATTTATATTCTTTTTGGTTGTAATGTTGGGTTTTATTTATACGTTTTTTACATAGGGGATGTGGTGTAACTCGGTTAGCATACTTCGTTTGGGACGAAGAGGAGGCGTTCAAATCGCACATCCCCTACACAATAAATCTTATAATTATGAAATGTTTAAAAAATTCTAACGATTCAATTGATAATTTAGTTGTTATGCTTATGGATAAAAATAGAAAGCAAAAACAATTAGGACTTTATTTATTAAAAAGTTCTCCAGAACTTATCGAACCTGTTGCTAAAAAACTACTTTCAAAATTTGAAGTTGAAAGGAAATATAATACGATTGATGAACTCGTAAATGATGAAAGTGTAAAGGAGGAAAAAGATAGATATCCCCTATTTTATCAAGATGAAAATTACAAATTCTTTTCAGTTGAATTTTTCCGATTTGAATTGAACAATATATTTATCGCATTTTCTTTTTCTGTAAGTCTTTCTGATTTTGATGGATTCAGTAATAAAATTTTACCTACACTTCTTATAACAATCGAGCCAAAAAGATTTTTATATGTATCAAAAAACATAAAAACAAATTCAATCAAATTATTAGATGACATTTATAATTTGATTGAAAAATCCTGGAATCCTATTATAAAAAGTAAAAGTCTATTGACTCAGGTAATATTAGTTATAGAAGACGCAATAAGTGAATTGGAATAGGTTTTAGTTTCAAAGTCCTGTCACCCATACAATAGGTTTTATAGCTCAATTGGTTAGAGCACCCGACTCATAATCGGTAGGTTCCAGGTTCAAGTCCTGGTGGAACCACAAAAAAATATTCAATCCTTGAAACTTTTTATTCTTTAGTGTGGTTTATATAATTGAAGTTTGAATCATAAAAAAATAACACTATGTACAACACACAATTAATTTACACTAAAGAAGTTATTAAATATTTCAAAGATGGTGTTGAAGTTACACCAGAAACATATAATGAAAAATTGTTTTTTACTTTATATGGTGAAACTAAAGTTATAAAAACTGAAAAGATTGTGGAAGAATGGAAAGTAAAAACAAAAAAAGAAGCTAATTTAAAATTCAATAATTGGATTAACGAAAACAATGTGGCTATAAGTGATTACCACCTTGTTTATGTAAATAAATAAAGTTCTGTCACCCATACAATAATACGGCAAGTATACCCTCGTGCTGATACCACGTAGAAAGGTTAATTGGTTACATATAGGTTCGATTCCTATCTTGCCGACATAGATTAAAAGTCAATTGTTCGAATGTGATATATTTATATATAATAAAATATTACATAAAATGAAAAGTTGTGAAAATTGTAGTTTAGAACACGATGGTACATATGGTTCTGGTAGATTTTGTTGTTCAAAGTGTGCTAGAAGTTTCAGTACTAAAAATAAAAGAAATGAGATTAATCGAAAGGTTTCGAAATCACTTGCTGGCAGGGGGCATGGAAAAATAAAATTAATTTGTGAAAATTGTAAAAATCAATTTGAAGTTAATTGGACTAAACGAAATCAAAAGACGTGTTCATTTAGTTGTAGTTCTTCACTTAAATGGGAAAACGAAGATTATAAAAGAAAGATGTCTATCATTAATTCAAATAATGCTTATGAAAGACATAAAAATGATGATAAAACTTTTGGTTGGAAAACTAGGAAAAAGTTAGAACCATCTTACCCCGAAAAGGTGGCTATGAGAGTTTTAGATTCTTTAAATATTCAATACGAATATGAAATGCCATTAGAAAGATATTATGTTGACTTTGCAATACATGATAGAAAAATTGCTATCGAAATAGATGGTAAACAACATGATAAACCTGAACGAATTATAACTGATAAACTTAAAGATGAACTTTTGATTAAAAATGGGTGGGTTGTATATAGAATTAAATGGCCGAAAGATAACATAATTGAATCCATACAAAAAATATTTTCTTAAAAATATAGTCATTTGTAACAACCCTTAAAACTTGTATTTTATGAAGATTTACCAAGATGGTTTTATGGTTTTAAGAATTACAATGAATCTCAATTAGGTTGTTTAATACAATTAATGAAAAATGTCCTTATGGTGTAATGGTTAAACATCCCACTCTTACAAAGTGGAGACGCGAAGTAAAATCTTGGTTCGAATCCAAGTAAGGACACAAAAAATTAAAATATACAATATGAAAATAAATAAATTTAAAGCACCTAATCCACAATGGGATATAACTGAATTTACTTGTGATAAAACAGGTATATCAATTCAAAAACATAGTATGAATATCGAACCAGACTATATTGTATTTAAGATTAAAGAAGGTGATAGATATTTTGATATAATGGAAGATGTTTTTGAAATTATTAAAAAACTAATAGTTTAAAATTTATTACTTATAACGGTCGAGTGTATGAGTAGTGTGGCTTTGCACATA